TGTCTGTTCTAACACTATATCCACTACATCTACTCTATTCGAATCAGACAGAGCGTGCAGTACTTTACCTTCAAACCAGCTGTTTATCCCAGCTTTCTTCAGATCATCAAGTATCTGGCTCACTTGCATATTTGCATAGCGGACAGACCCAAGCAGTTTTGTCTCATCACACGACACTGTATATCCGGGAGCGATGGCCTCAAGCAGATCCCGTAGCGTGCAGTTCTGTTTGCTCACGCTTGCCGTTTTGCGTTTGAGCATGTACATCTGATCTTCAGCACGTATCACCAGCGGTATTCCGGTCGCAACTTGACTGATATATCCCGCGAACTCAAGTACAAGCTCACCGTCATACCCTAGCCATATCTCAATGGGATCACCTTCGCGAAACCATTCACCGATTTTCATCCGATCAAAGTCACGCGCATTACGGGGCAATACTATCTCAGCGGTATCGGTAAGTGACTGCCAGCTACTTTCAATCTTGCACTCACTGAATCTACGCACCTTAAATGCCTGACGGCCTTTATTTGCGCCGAAACGTATTTCACCATACAAGACATTAGTACTCATAAACTATCTGTTATTAATAAATCTTCATCACTAACCGCATCTATGCTATACTGCAACATGTTCGGGAAACCTTGCACTGGCGAGAATGTTAAGCTTTCTGTAACAATGCGTGTAATGTTGCGCTTTGCAAATATTTGACCTTCGACCTCAATACTGCCAGCGATCTCATGATACCTCTGTATTGCATACATCTGTCCTTCGACTGTCCTGAATGCAGGTTTATTGTCCGGATCAGGAATGATTATTCCTTTAATAGATACATTCCAGTCATCGAGCGAGTATATCTGTTTGCGACTTCCAGTTCCTCCGAGTGTTGGTAGCTTCGTTACTACTTTCTGCCGTGAGAAATCTACTAGAGTCGCTAACGGCATTAAGAAATCACTCATACTGCCTTTCTTCAGCGTACCGTCCATCTGCCACATATTGTACTTCCCCCCTTTGAGCCAGAACGCTCCAAATGTTTTCTGCCCTAGGCGTACCGGAGCATCATCATACTCAGGATCTGTGTCGCTCAACGCGACATCAGTAAACGGCAGAGATTTGTATGTCGGGTGTATGAACCAGTTCGGCATATACCTTGGCCGGTTTATGTAGTATGTGTCAGCGAGTAGCTGGCTCACGAAGTTGATGTCTATCCCTTTATCCATGTCGATTTATTACACTGCGGCGGTAGCCATACCGTCACGCAGTTTATTATTGATAGCCATTATCACTTTCTCAGCCACCGAATCAATTTCGCCTTTGGATGTCTCTGAACTAATGGTGAAGTAGTTTTTCATCTCTATCTTCTGATTCACACTTTTGACAGAGCTACCGCCACCAGAACCTCCAAGAGTCGATGTATTGGTGTCCGTTTTTTTCTTCTTCAGCAGATCTGCGGTCGTAAGACTTGGCGAAATGTTTGCCCCCGATGGCTTAGTGAAGATCTTCGATGATTCAGGTGTTTTTCCATCAGTTTCAAAATCATTGATTCCGTCCTGTTTACCCTTAGCAAATGATTCACCGACAGCATTGCCGTACTTTTCGGCGGCATCGGTTATTTTGCTGAGTCCTTCGGAAAACGAATAATTCGGATCTATCCAATTGACCGGGTTGTAAATACCTTTCAGAATGTGCCAGATTCCTTCAGCTACATTGCTGATGAAATCAAACATTCCTCCGAAAACAGCTTTCACTGATTCCCAGATGCCCCACACAAATCCGCGGAATGTGGATGATGTATTGTAGAAATACACACTAAGCGCGGCCAGTGCTGCAACCAGAGCCGCTATCCAACCGAGTATGGGTATATTCATTATAGCGACACCGAGGCTATTCGCAGCCGCAGTCATCCCGGCAAATCCGCCCGTTGCAATTGCAGACCCGGCACTCACGATACTGCCGATCACCGGCATGGTTTTCATAGTATTGAAAAGAAGTAGTATGCCCTGCCGTGCATTAGCAAGATCGGCGAATATGCTTATACCGCCTGCGAGACCGTTCATCATCGGCGCAATAGCCGACGTTACATCAAATGCACCGATAGCGATGTCTGTGAACCACGCCTTCGCCCGGCTCATAGTCTCGGTATATCCGCTCATTATTATTGATGCCTGTTCGGTAGCGGTATTAGTGCCGGTGATAGCCTTTACCATCTTGTCCTGGCTATCGACAGAGTTGAGCATTATGCTCGCGGCTGCGGCGTTTTCTGTCCCGAATACTTTTGCCATGATTGTAGCGTCTCCCTGTGCCTTTTTCAGTTCGCGAAGCCTATCAGTAAATGGAAGTGTCTTGTCCGACACGATATCGTAATCCACTCCGAGAGACTTAAGCTTATCTGCCGCATCCTTTGGCAGCACATCTATGCCTGCCATTTTACCGAGTACATTTCGAAGAGCGATACCAGCATCAGAACCGTACTTACCACCAGCCGCCAATGCCTGCAATGCAGCATTTGTTTCTTCAAACGAGACATTCGAGTCCTTGGCCTGTATGCCTGCCTGCTTGAGCGCGGCGGATATCTGCGGTACTTCCGCCGCTCCGAATTTTGCGCCTGCAGCCATAACGTTCATCATGCGCGACATCTCTTGAGCCGCATACATAGGGTCAGATAGTTCAGTACCGAACTGTAGCATTCCCGTGGTAAGGGCATCCATCGCTCCGGTGGCATCATTTTTCATCGTTTTGCTGAGCGTCGCGATGTTTTTGCCCATCATGTCGAGCGCATCCTGATTGTTTCCGATCTCGGGACCAAGACGGCTGAGAACACCTTTGTAGCTCTCCATCATTGCAGATGCATCACCTCCAAAGTCCTTGGCAGTCTGCCGCGCTTTTCCACCAAGATCATCAAGAGCATTACCAGTAACTCCGGTAATCGCTTCAACCTCCTTTAGCTGTGCGTTGAATGCGGCACCCGGGGCATTGAGCTCATTGAAATCATCTGCAAGCGAAGTCACCGCATCCTTAACCGCAAACAGATCAATAGCCGACATCTTTTTCATCTTGCTATTGCTCTCATCAGCTTTCTTGCCAACACCGCTGACACTATCCGCAGCGGATTCAGCCGCATCGCTTATGCCTCGCATAGGTGCGGTGATCTGATCTACCAGCTTAAGTATCCATTCCGTCGTTTGCGATCCCATTTCCGAACATTTCTGCTATTGCAGCCTTGACAGCTACCTTTGCGTTTTCAAATTTCACTTTATTTAGATACAATGCATCAGCGTAGAGCTGTGCCCATCGCTCATCATCGAGCGATTCGGGGTCGGTGCCGAATGATGAACGGACTAAGGCATTGCCTTGCCTGATGTAGTCATCATCCTGTACCTTGTGATGCTCTACGCTTTCGATAAAAAACTGAAAGCAGGGGCAATCATAGACTTAAGATTGGATACCACTCCCATGAACACAATGCCATCTTCGAGCGAATCGACATCACCGCCTACTACAAGGTTCTTGACTGCTTTGTCTGAAAAATCGTCGAGTTTTTTTGCCTCTGCCAATGGCAGTAACATCTTGATGTGTCCCCGGTCTGGACGTCGCACGACGAATTGATATTTTTCGCCTTCATACGTGACTACACCCTGCACCATATGGCGCATCATTTCCTGCTTGCGTATCAGCTCAGCATCGACACCTGCATCATCTCCAGTTGGCAATTGAGCACAATACGCATCTACGGATGACATGCGTTCAGCGACTGATAGACTTCTATTGCTCAGCGCCATTACATCTATTTTCTCAGAGACAAGAAATGCAATGCTTGTATCAGATAAATCATCGATGTCGTATTCTTCTTGTTCGACTACCACAGTAATGATCTGGAGCTTCCCGAATCTGGCTTTCAATTCTTCCAATATAGACGGGGTTATATTCTTGCTAATTATTGCAACACGCTTACTCATTGTATATGTTTAAATGGTGTTTAACTATGTCGATTATACATTCCATAGGATAGCTCCGATTACCGTAAGCTCAGCTTTATATGCGATGGTTTTATCTCCTTGTTTAACAGCGACACCTCTGCCTTTAATTTTAACAGTAATGACATCGCGCATTTTCATACCGCCATAATCATACTCTACGATGATAGGAAACGGGTCTATTGCACTGACGTGTGACCCGGGAGGAAGCGATGCTTGTATAGCATTCCATTCCTCTAGGTACAGTGTAATAGATGCTTTTGCATTGTAATTTCCGTCAGCCCATCCTATAGGATACTTACCCTGACCACGGACAACTTCTATCTCAAGGTCATCGTTATACTCTAGCTCAGTGATGCCTTCAACATCGCGTCCGAGCATGTTGACCGCGATGCTATTCCATCCAGCCAGTTTGCCGAACTTGTTAATAATTGCACTTGCAGTAGCCATCTTCTTATAATTTAGTTGTCATACCTAAGTCCACATCAAACTCGTGAACTATTTCTCCCACCTGTACCATCGCTTTGATGCGCAAAGGGGCATCTTCACTCACAGACTGCAATGGATTAATAGATATCTGCATTGCATCAATATTACCTGCCGAAATCATAGGAGACAATTTTGATTTAACCGATTCTTCAGCTCCGGTTATCCATGTACTTTTGATCTTTCCGCTACCGTCAGTTTCTTTCGGCACTTTAGACCGTACACGGGGAATGAGAGTGTTCCGTATTATCCGGGCCGCCTTGTTCCATATACAGTTGTAGTTGAAATAAGCATAATCGCTAGACTTGCTAACCGCCGTCGGGCATCCATTGAGATAATATCCCGAGAACCCGTCAAACTTGCCAACATACATCCATCCCTTGGCCGTAAGGCTTTTCTGCTCTGCAATAGACAAGCTCTTAAATGCAGTGCCGTCGCTCAGAGCCGAGCTAAGCCAATAGCCGAGAGTCTCACTCGTAGCACTATAACTGATCTCTCCGCGCCGTGTCCGTGGTTTGTTTTCAACATCGACCGAGCCAAGATCTTCGTGAACAGAACGTACACCAGCCATCCCCAGTACCATGCCTACCGATGCACGTAGCTTGTATGCAACTTTCAGCGACGCGACGGCCGGATCTTGTGCTATGACATAGCTAATGTTCGGGGCTGTGACCGTTCGCAGATCCGGATAAGCCGTCACCGCAATTGGCGTAGCCGCACCCACACCTTCGACTATCAATCCGTCTATGAGCAGATGCTCGACAGCGAATGCATCGACCAGACTCTGCAATGCGACCGCATCTACCAATGCAGTAGATACCAGTGTCGCGAGTCCTGCGAGTCCTATTACATTGATGCCGTCAATATTGCGAACAGCTTCTTTAAAGTCCGCATCAGCAACCAATTCGGCTACTGTTGTCGCCTTATCTACCGGGATTATCCAAAAAGTTGATTCAGGCGCAAGCCTGAACATCTCAGTGATATGATAATGAGCGAGGTCATCATTAGTATCATCGGTTGTGATCGTGATTCCTAAATCTTCAGCAGTAGCGATATCAAGTAGCTCGTAAGCTGTATTGTACGCCATGCCGGCAGGAAGTACCATACCGCACACGAGAGCGATAGTACGGTCAGAACCGGCCGTTAAGCCGATCCCCCCGTTTAGTTTATTGACATTAGCGCCGTTAAAACTCATCGTTAATCGGCGTTAAGTTCGGTTAGCTTAGCATCCGCAGCCTCTATAACCGACTTGCGGTTTTTACCTGAAGTTTCAGCTGTTTTGATCGCCTCAACGGCCTCTGCACTCTCTGCCTGCGCAATCGCTGCAATCAATGCCTCCGCAGTATTTGCGCTTTTCTCAGACTTAACAGTCTCGACATCAGAGACAGTTTCATCTCTATAGAAATAAGCAATCGCAAGCTCCTTTTTGTGAATATTCTTCTTTGCGTGGTTTTTAACCGCATTTTCACTTTCATCAACGATGAATGCCGTGCCGTCGCTTGTTACTGCTACTTTCTTGGCTTTATTGTATCGCTTGAACACGTCAGCAGCAATTGCTTTCTGTTCGTCTTTACTATATGTTTTCATACTCTTGTTTTAAACAGAGCCGATATTGCTACCGGCTCTCTATGTTTATATTATGCGGCGATACCGCTTACAATAGCCCCTACGCCGTAATCCTCGATACGGTCTATCATACCGTAACTCTGTGTACGGAACTCAGATGTTGGATCTGCGCTCCGTGTATCAGATGTCTCTTGCTTGTAGAGTATTTTAACAGACTCAACATGATACACGGTATTTGGTGCATAGTAGAACAGTGATGCACGTCTGTCTGTTGAAATAAGCGCAGCTCCTTTTGCTTTCTTAGTACCATTAGAGGCATAAGCAAGAACACCGTTATTGGTAAAGAATTTGAAACCCATTACCGATTTCACTTTACCAGTTGTGACATCAAAGAAGATATTTCTGTCCGCAAAGTATGCCGCACTGTCACGGTCAAGAATGAGATCTGTTTCATGCTCAGGGCATAGAATCATGTAAAATTCCTGTTCGTTTGGAAGATTAAGAGTCTTAATCTTTTCAAGGAACTTCACCAGATCTGCAAATACAAGGCGAAGGCGACCTGTACCGTCATTCGACCCAGTTGTACGCATGACAGGCATGTCTGTACTCGTATCATCGGATGGTGCTAACTTGTACATAACGTGGTCACGAATACCCATTTTGAACGCTTCAGTGTGCTTAACACGCACAGTTCCACGCTTATCATGAGGCAATGCACGCATTTCAGCATCAGTAACAGACGTTGGTTCTGTGTCGTATTTTTCCCACTCCACAAAAGCCTTTTTACCGCTCATCGCTTTAGGTACAAGTTCCGTTTCATTACCAACAAGAAACCCTACATTGTTGATTAGCTTATTGAATCGGATACCGTCTGCTGTGATAGCAGACGCAGGTGCACTTTTAAGAGTGCCAATGAAGTCATCCTTGTAATTTTTGAACTCAACAAGAAGTTGAGGGGCAACAAACTGATTAAGGTAGTTGCCATCGGTCAATCCTGACATATAGCTTAAATATTAAATACGGTTACGTTTCTTCCAGTCCGCGAAAAGCGATGCGTAAGCGTCTGGATTATTGTCTGCTAGCTCCGCAAGTACTTCGGGTGATGATTCCTGCAGCTGCTCGAATGTTTTACCTTGATAGGTAGATCCATTTCCATCTGCTGAGACTTTAATCTCTGCCGATAATGGTTTTGCGACTGCCGAGATGCCGTCGAGCAATGCTTTAGTCCCGGACTCATCTTTTTCAAACTGAGCCTGCCAGTTGGCACGTGAATCTGCCTTGATCTGTTTATTCTTTTCAGCATTGTCAAGGCAAGCCTTGATGCGCGCAGCTTTTTCTGTTTTCTCACGCTCTGCATTCTGAGCAACAAGCCCATCGTAGTCAGATGCTTTTTTTGCGTTAGCAGCAACAACTGCCCGCACCTCAGACTCCGATGCCGTTTCTGGCATTCCAAGAGCTGATGCTATTAATTTTAGTCCCATGCTTTGTGGTTTTATATTTGTATTATCTGCCTTACCCATTGCACTAAGCAACGCCTGTGTCTGTCTGTCTATAACAACCGACTGCTTGACACTAGTCGCGAAACCCCATTCTACAGCCTCTTTGGCTGTCATCCAGAAGTCTCCGCCGTTCCACTTATCCTTGAATTCCTGTTCTGGCTTCTTTAGCTTCACGACATAAGCGTCGTAGTAAGTTGCCGTCATATTGCGCAATAGAGTAAGTTGGCTTTCAACTTCATTTTCATTGCCGAATGTTCCGCCCATAGGTTTATGGATCATGAACTGACCATTGTTCGCAGGCTCAAATGTCTCCGCGCAAACTGCAATGTATGTTCCGGCACTTGCGACTATTGCACCGCCTCCAGAATTGTATGAACCAAAAGTGTCGCGCAGAATGTTCACGATTTCATTTGCCTGAAAGCAGTCTCCGCCGACTGTCATCAGATAGACATACGCACTCGTGACACCGCCATTTTTAAGCTCAGTACATTTCGCTCGCATATCAGTTGCGTTGTTGTCATTCCATTCAGAAATAGAACCTACCAGTTCGATACGTCCTTGTGCGCCTTCCGCAGATACATTTATCTCAAGCAGTTTATTACTCACTTTCGGGTGTTTTATTGGTTGAACTCGGGGCAAAGGTTTATGCTTTTTCGAAGCCTGACAAATCGCTATTTTATCAGCTATAGTATTATCAAGCTGAACTGAAAAATATCATGTTCAACTCATTTTTTTTATAGCTGATAAAATCAACAATTTCAAAACCAGCTTATTACAGCCACCTTTGCGGTAAATAATACTGTAATGGCAAAAAAAGACACGCGAAGAAAACAGCTCAGCCGAATAGATTATGACAAATTGAAGCGTACAGCTTATGAGTTTGTCGTTACACAGGGAATCGACCAGAAAGAAGTGTCCCGGATGCTCGATATTTCCGAACCGACTATCTCAAAATGGTCAACCGAAGGTAAATGGCGCGAAGAGCGTGCGTCGCGCCAGCAGTGCCACTCGACAGATGCAGACAATACAAAACAGATACTGAAGCTCATTTCAGAAAAGCGACTGAATCTTGAGCTTGATATAAACGATGCCGAAAAGACCGGAGATAAAGAAAAAGTACTTGCGCTGCGAAAAGAAGCCCGTGCCCTTAGTGATGAGATGAGCAAACATAACAAGACGCTTCAGACTCTTGACAAGGAAAACCGCATCACACTCGGTGTGTATATCGACGTGTTCGATGATATATTCACCTCTCTGCGCCACTATGATGAAGATCTATGGAATAGAACTATAGACTTTCAATCTGTTCAAGTCAGAAAAAAGACTAACGAGATAGGATAATGGCAACGCAGAAAAAGACAGATAAGGAAAAGGCCGACTTATATCTCAAGAAACTTGAGATAGCACGAAAGGCAAACGATGTCAATCCATTCGAGACGAAGGCCGAACAGCAAGCGCGCATTAATCACAGCAAAACAGATGTTGTCTATATGGTAGAAACATATCTGCCACATTACGCCACGGCAGAATGTGCGCCGTTTCATGTCGATTTTGCAAATGATTTAGCAAACGACCCGTTCACGATTGAATTTGAGGAATGGTTTCGCGGAGGTGCAAAATCGGTATGGTGCAACGTCATTGCACCATTATGGCTATGGATGCGCGGGGAGGATGTATTCTTATGCTTATTAAGCGACAGCGTTGACAGAGCTACAGAGTTATTATCGGACTTACAGGCAGAGCTTGAAGGCAATCCATTACTTGTCAATGATTTTGGTACACAGAAGTGCGAAGGAGACTGGACAGCTGGAAATTTCAAAACAATTGACCAACGGCTTATCGGTATGGCCTTTGGTATAAAAAAGAAAGTCCGTGGTGTACGTGTTAAACAGCGACGCCCGAACCTTTGGGTTATTGATGATCTGGAAACACCTGACACAATCGGCAATCCAAAGCGGATGCGCAAGCAAGCTGATCAGATTGAGCGCGATATACTGCCGACAATGACAGATAAGTTACGAAGGCGCATGCTCTATGCCTGCAATAAGTTTGCAAGGGTTATGACTCAAACCATATTGCAGGAACGTCATCCGGACTGGAAGGTTCGTCAAGTGAAAGCTTATGATAAAGTGACTTATAAGCCAGCATGGCCATCTATGTACACTGCTGACTACTATAGACAGCAGGAAAAATCAATGGGTATCATCGCAGCACATTCCGAATATCTGCACGAATCGAAAATTGAAGGTTCTGTATTTAGCGAAGATCAGATACAGTGGGCAAAATTGCCACCGCTTCCAGATTTCAAAATGCTATTATGCCACTGGGACATCGCTTATACCGACAATGAAACGAGTGATTACAACGCATGTAAAGTCTGGGGATTGCACGATACTGACTATTGGCTCATAGACTGCTACGTAAAGCAGTCGAAGATGAAAAAAGCTGTCGAGTGGATGTGTGACTTTAAACGCAAGTTGCCGGTAGGTGTCAATATTATATTTCAGTACGAAACCCAGTTTTGGAACGGAGAGGTTCAACGGACAATTGATGAAGCTGAAGAAGAACAAGGAATATCTCTCAACCTCATAAAAGTGGCAGTCCACAAAGGACATAAAATCGCATGGCTCATAACTATGCAGCCATACTATCAGAACAGCCGTATTTTTTATAATGAAAAACTCAAAAGCCATTCAGATACACAGATTGGCATCACACAGCTGTGTGAAGTTGAGGAAGGCAGTACTGAACATGATGATAGCCCTGATGCTGACCTGAATGCCATATCAAAACTTGAGATGTATAGCGCGCCTAAGAAAAAGACCGGAGACAGCTGGTGGAAAATGGGACGGATGAAAAACACACACGAACAGCCATGATTTACATTAACAAAGATGACATCACATCAATCATACAAGAACGGTTGATGAACGAAAGTATAGCACTTGCACCAGATGCTGACATTAACGATGACGTTATCGTTAATGGTGTTGAGCTAAAAGCTATTGATCTCGCAGAATCATACATATCGGGCAAATATGACACCGCGCTTATATTCGCCGATGTACCTATCCGCAATGGTGTACTTGTGCAGATCATTGCCAGCATAGTTGTGTACCGGTGCATTCGTCGCAATGCGGCCAGAAAAGTACCGGAAGATTACATTGTACTATACAACAATGCGATCAAAGATCTTGAGAAGATACAGTCAGGAGCTATGAAACTGATCAATTGCCCACTGCTAACCAACACTGACGGGACACAGGTATCTCCACTTTGGGGCAACACAACAAACAAAGATTTCTTCATTTAAATACCGTTTAAACGATGGGCAGATTAGACAACATCACCGGAGCCGCCGAACGCTACATTTTGAGCCGTGTAAAAAACAACAGCCTATTTGCAGAATATTATGCGCGCAGCGATAAGAAAGCTCAATACAACAAGCAAGCTATAAATTTTCAAACGAAACAGATTGTTGATTGGAAAATGGCGGTCATGTCAGCAACTGATCCAGAAAACCCTCGGTTTGGACCACTCATGCGATTCTATCAATCGCTAAGACTCGATCTTCACTTATCAGGTATCATAGATACGCGAATACTACGTGTACAAAGGTCATCGTTTAAAATAGTTGATCAAAACGGCAAAGAAAACGAAGAATTAAAAGAATTGCTCGAAAAACCGTGGTTTGATGACCTTGTGAGCCTAGTTACAGGTAAGAAATTTCAAGGTACTACGCTCATTGAAATGTTTGATGTAGATGAAGATGGAGAACTTGCTGCAGTGACTGAGATCCCTAAGAGCAACTTCCTTCCAAATAAAGGCATCATCATCAAAGATGAATACGATGATACGGGTGTTAGCTACCGAGATGGGTTCTATAAAGATTACTATGTACAGATAGGCCGAGACCACGAGCTGGGAATGTTCATGGAACTTGCACTTATGGTGCTAGCCAAGAAACTTGGCCTTGGAAGTCTCATTTCGTACATAGACAAGTATGGCGTGCCTCCGATATTCGCAACCACAGACAGGATGGATAATACTCGGCGTGATGAATTATTCAATATGCTGGAGAATTTCAAACAGAACCACTTCGCAGTACTACAAGGCAATGAAAAGATTGAGTCTCCGGTCACCAACAAAGGTGAAGGTTACGGTATGTTCAAAGGACTGATAAGCGACATCTGTAATACAGAGATGAGCAAGCGTGTACTGGGCGGAACTGCAACTGTCGACGAAAAGAGCTTTGTCGGTTCAGCACAGGTACAAGAGGAAGTAGCTAAAGACAGACACGAGGCGGATAAGCTTCTGTTTAAATACTATTTCAACAAACACATTCGAAATAGACTGGCTAAAATAAGTAGCAGATATGCGGGATTTGCAACGCATACGCTCATCTGGGACAACCAAGAGACGCTAAGCATTGAAGATTACATAGGCAGTGTAGACAAACTATCTGCAACATACGAATTCGACATAGACGAAATCAAGAAACGCACCGGACTTCCGATTATAGGTATGAAGGTACAGCCAACCACAGAGCCTCCAGCACCAAATGCCGGCGGTCAAAAAAAAAAATCTGACCCTAACGCCATAGGCAACAATAGGCATCCAATTACATCTATATATGCCGCCGCATGGGATGCTGTGACAGACAGGATCGCAGAACAGGTTTATGAAAACAAAATAAAGCCTGAAGATCTCGACAAAGATATCGTGCTAAAGAATTATGATGCATTAAACAAATCGGCATCAGAGGCATGGGGCAAAGGATACAGCGATGAATCGCTTCCTCGTAAACTGCGAGAAAACTTACTTCTATTTTCAGGAGCTAAAAGTTACCGATTAGTCTCAAAACTGATAGAACTGAAAAATATCAGTACGTCAAAAGATGACTTTATCAATGAAGCAAAGAAACTAACGGCTGTATATAGCGGCCCTTATCTAAAGACTGAGAATAAGTTTGCTGCGAACTCCGCGAGTTCAGCCCGCGACTTTGAGGCTTACAAAAAAGATGCTGACATATATCCCAACCTGAAATATAGGACAATGGGTGATGAAGATGTACGTGACAGCCATGCGGCTAACAACGGCATCATCAAGACAATTGCAGAATGGAAAGTGATCCCGCCATTCGACCCGGGTTGCAGGTGTTGGCTTGAACAGACCGTTGAGCCACCGACTACGGACAGGCATTTGAAAGCTGGAGACGAAAAATGGGCAAACAACCCAAGTCTGTCTGGCGAAATATTCACGAGTTCACACAGCTATTTTGCAAGTATCGACAGAAAGCAATGGACTATTGCAAGGAACAACGCACAGGAAATAAAAGAATACATGCCATACAGCCACAGCGTCAGCGTCGGCGACAAAAAGGTATTGATAAGCGATTTTGCAGATACTGCCGACTACCCAAAGAACATCATGGCAGCTAAGACACTTGCAATATCGATGCAAACAGACATCTACGTACGTCCGCACAAGGACATTAACGGCATCAAAAACCCAGAACTGGCAGTAGGTAAAAGCAATGAGCTGTGCGACCTGAAGCAGTGGAACGTAAAAAAATCTTCCACAATGGAAAAGTTCTTAAAAAACAATATATGCGCAGCGAACAAACAAGGCTGTAAATATGTCGCATTGGATATAACTGATGCTCCAGACTTTGAAAAAAATTGGGAGTTCATTGCGAATAAAATCAGAGGTAACACATCGGATCAGAAAAAAATGAACACCAAAATAAAACATGTTCTCATCATTAACAATGGCAAGGTGGCAACGATAACGCGACAACAATTAAACAGCCACAATTATCTAAATTACTTTAACAGTGAGGCTTTTAAATAAAAAAAGGATGTTTACCGAAGCAAACACCCTCTAGGTCACAGATCACGTTTCCATATCTCTGTACACAAATATACGATAAAAATGGCAAACAGTTACGAAATCCCAGATTTCACCCAAATAGCATTAGATCTAAGGAAACTTGCTTCACGCTATGCCGCATCTGAATCGGTAAAGTTTTTCAAAGAGTCGTTTGTCAAACAAGGATGGACAGACTCATCGTTTCAGGCGTGGGAAAAGTCAAAATCACCGCTCGCAGGAAAAAGGACGCTGTACCAAAACGGCACTCTAATGCAGTCACTCAAGAAAAGCTCAGCAACAATTGATATGATAGTTGTTGAAGCTGATTCTAACTATGCAGAGATCCATAACGACGGAGGCTTGATAACCGTGACGGAAAAGATGAAAAAGTTTTGGTGGGCAAAGTACATGGAGGTATCCGGTATTAAAAAGTCTGACAATGGATCTACAGACTGGAAAAACAGAACAGCATTCAAGACAAACAAAGCAGGCACACAGTCATCATTATCAAAACACAATGTTTCACTGAGCCGAAAAGCGGCATTCTGCAAAAGCATGGCTCTTATGAAAGTCGGCGCTAAGATTAAAATTCCAAAACGACAATTCATCGGACATAGCCAGACAATGATAGCCGAATTTGATTCATTCCTGCGCAACCAAACTGACATAGTATTTAAACAGCATTTAAACGACCGATAAAATGGAAGCATGGACAGACTTATACACTGAAATAGGCACAACGATCAACACCAAACTTGACGAAATAAGATGGATCGACCTATGGCACGATCAGGTATCATATCTTACGGATGAATTACCTTTCCCCGTGCCGGCCGTATTTATATCATTCAATACAATATCATGTAACGATAAAGGACTGTTAATTCAAGACTGCGATACACAAGTAGATTTATATCTGTATTACGAGACATTTAGCGATACTTATCAAGGTTCATTCAATCAAGATAGTGCCATTGAGTTCATGCGCTCAGTCACTAAGCTACATCAAGCATTTCATGGCACGAGCGGGGTTAATTTTAGCTCCATGCGCCGTGTAGATATGCGCCGTGAAGAAAGCGGTGGGGCAGGTAATCTTTATCGAATATCATTCGCCTGCATTGTAGAAGATGCCAGTGCTAAAGTTTTATATGACAATCAAATGGTCAATGAAGTTGTAATTGAAAGAACTGACACTGAAACTGATAGCATTATTGATGATAATCAACTGTACTTTATACCTTAGATTTTACAGGCATCCTTTTAGCAGACAGCAATTCACTATAGTAGTCATTGTTTGACTTACAATAGAATATACGGCTATATATGTAATTCTGATCCAAGTAAAAGTGCTGTTCTGATAATTCCTTGAGTACATCATCAATCCGCTTACGGTTTACATCATGCAACTCGTAGAATTTTTCAACCATACGCCTGTCCCGTATCTTAATCAATTCAGTCCTTCGCATATCACTGTTATTTCTACCTTTCAAAAATAGCGAACAATAAGCAATGATGCGAGTAATAAAATTGCTGGAAATTTTGACGGAATTTTGATGTTTTACCGTCGTAAACTTTAGCATTCATAAGCAAAACAGGCGGATTGATTTAATCACTCCGCCTGTTTTGCTTATACCGTAATAATTATTATATCAAATAGTTATGTTTGCTTAAACATCTTTAAACACTTACCCTTAAAATTAGCCCCGAATTAGCTCTGAATTAAATCTTTTACATGATTCGATAAGTCTCCTAATCTTTCAAATTATGCATTATTCGTTTAAATACTAGATAGTTATACCTTCAAAAAAAACGTTTTTTATTTTATGATTCTATATACCCCTTACAAATCAACACTTGAAATTGTCAATAAATCTAAAATTTGGGCTTCTGCAAGGTTTAAAGTCATTAGAGATAATATTATCAACAAGTGTCCTTTCATGTTTCTGTGATATATGGATAAATTACAATTTGTTAGAATTATAATACGAACTGCATCTTCTCTATAATTTCCGATAAAAGTACAAGTTATTGATTAAGAACGAAACATTCTCATCGGTTACCAAAGCTTAATTTATCCGAGCTAAAGGACATGGCAATTGAAAACTTACTGACCAAAATGCCAGCCTTTGAGGGATATTGATTGAAAACGTTCGGGCAATACGATGGAAATGAAGGGGCGCATTTTGATTCGTGCAATATTTATCCCGAAGGGATAATATGTTTATAGCAACACAACATACGCGATGTACGATCCCGGCTGGGGTCGAATTTCACTCGACGTACTATTTCTATAAACATACGACCTCTTCGAGGTCAGCACTCACATTCCACTTGCATTCATAATCCGTGGTAATCTACAATATCACATTACGTTGAATCTGTTTATTGCAAACATTTCCTCAAGCGGAACATTTGCCTAAAAGAAAATAGTCAACCGCCGAACGAAGTACAACAAAGCTTTTCAAAAGTTTTAAACTTTTGAAAAGTTCACACATTCTGAGTGTGAAGTAACGCATTCCAAGTACGAAGGAACGCATTCCGAGTGTGAAGGAGTACATTCCGAGTGTGAAGGAGTACATTCCGAGTACGAAGGAACACATTCTAAGTGTGAAGGAGGCCATTCTGAGTACGAAGGAACACATTCCAAGTACGAAGGAACACATTCCGAGTACGAAGGAACACATTCCAAGTACGAAGGAACACATTCCGAGTACGAAGGAACACATTCCGAGTACGAAGGAAGACACTTAAACCAGTCAACTTTGCATGAGTACATATCAACAGCAAAGTTCTGCACGAAAACTTACGAGCCAAAACATTTAACCTTGTCAGCAGCAGCTCTGGCAGGGTTTTCTAATAAAATGCAAAGTGCTTTAAACGGTCATGCACTTATTAACGAACCCTGCCAGAGCTTTTCGCAAAAAACTTACTGACGAAAACACCAGCTATTTCATTGTTTTGAGGCGGATAGCTGCTCAGCTGAATATTCGACAACACGCTCGACGGCTAGTTTGGAACTAATAATTGCCATTGGCAGACCTGCGCCGGGAGCGGTTGATGCGCCCACATAGAATAGGTTGCTGAATTTTTCGTCACGGTTCTGCGGCCGGAACGCGCCGATCTGCCACATGGTGTGCGACAATCCGAGTCCGCTTCCTTGGTACAGGTTGAACTGGCTCTGCCAATCTTCGGGTGTGTACACGGTGCGGGAAACTATGTGCGGCTCTATATCGGTCGCTATTCGTTTCGAGAAGTCGGCGATGATACTGTCAACGATGCGGTCACGGTCGCTCCAGTCATTTTTGAACATGAGGTTCGGGACGGGGCATACAAAAAAGAGGCTTTCACAGCCAGCCGGTGCACATTCAGGATTGTGGCGCGACACTACATTGACATAGTAATACGGTTTTTCGAGGCTGTCTGGATTTTTGTGGATAGTATCTGCATATTCTTTAAAGTTAGAACCGAGATAATAATTATGGTGGTCTATATGCTCAAGTTTGCGGTCTATGCCTATATAAAAGGTAAGATAGCCCATAGTCCAATCCATTTTTCTGAGATTTTTATCCGAATAGGCTCTGCGATTCAGAACATGTCCACGGAAAACGGCAGCATCTGCATTGGTGATATAGATATCAGCTTCATGAAGCTTATCATTTTGATCTATAAAATACTGCAGCTTTCCATCTGCATCAGAATAGCTTTTCACCTCGGTGTTGTACTGGATGGTAATCCCTTCCTTAAAGAGTTCGGCCACGAGTCCCTGAACAATATTGTACATCCCTCCTTTAACATTGAAATAGCCGTCGTGGCGGAACTCGGTGTACGAAAGGAGAGTGTAAATGGCCATGGTGTCGAATGGTGTGCGACCGAGAAAGAAAGCCACCAGGGACACAATCTGCTGAGCCTCGGGTGAAGAAAAATGTCGTGTCACTTCGCCCCAGAAACTGCGGAGAAGTACGGGTATGTGAGCGGGATTTACACGGGCAAGGGTGACCAGATAGTGCAACTTAGATGCGAAGTTGCGTTTGATGACCAGATCAACCGTATCACGGAATATCTGTCCGGACTTATCGAGATACCGTTCCATTTTTGCCTCAAAATCGGGCTCGATATCTGCAAACTGCGCTGCAAGTTTCTTGATGTCTTTATACATCCTGAAGGTCTTGTTATTGTCTCGGAAACTGACCGAGTAAAGAGGGTCAAGTTCCACATATTCAAAGGGCAGGTCTATACCGCAGTCACGGGCAAATTCCTCAAACTCGTAACTCATACTGAAAAAACTAGGGCCGGTATCGAAGGTAAATCCGTCCTTGCGAATTTGATTGAGCCGTCCTCCGGCTTGATTGTTCTTTTCAACGATTTGAACCTTATAGCCTTTTTTTGAAAGACGCAGAGCTGTTGCCAATCCGCCGATTCCAGCACCAATAATCAAAACCTTCTTTTCCATCGTTTTTCTTATATTTATAATTTCTTCAGTACCTGCGGATACCGCTCGTTCTTAATGTATCCAAATGCGGGCTCTATACGCAGTATTTTTTCGTAATACCGTTTCGCTTCTGCATAATTTGCTAGCTCCTCGAATGATGAAGCGATTTGCAGGAGCAGATTGAGATAATTCCAGTCTTTGGGGTTATTTCCCTGCACAGCTTCCATTCGTGTCTCGGCTTTCTGATAATAAATTACCGCCGTTGATTTAGAACCGCCGAACAATGTCGGCATGTAAAAATATATATTTCCGTACTGGACAAACCCAAAGGCTTCGGTATCATCAAGAGCCATAGCTTTTTGTGCCATTTGTACGCTCAACGGGCCTATAAAAGGAGCCTTAAATGAATTGAGCCCAATATGAAAGCCATAAAAAGCAGATTTATAAGCATTTAACAATGCCTTTTCACCAGTCTTCAGTTCTAATTGCGCTTGATATATCTCTGCTTGTTTGAGATGTTTGCTCGCTTCATTTTCCTCACCTTGATTCAGGCACCACGCAATATATCCATATTCATAATTCATCAGTTCAAACATGTATTTGTCCGACATGTCTTTGCGCACTTCCATTTTGCTGATAACATCTTTCCAAGCTCCCATATCTCCACGTATATAGGCATTGTAGATATCCGTCTGGTGAGTATTACCAATGGCAGAGACTACCGCAAGAAGCATTGCTATAAATAAACATTTCGCCCTTTCCATAACTGTTCTTTTTTTAATCTGTTTGTTATAGACTTATAGACGATCCAGAACATGAACAATTTCTGGGGAAAGGCTAAATATAAATCTCGGAAAGGATGATTTTGCATACTTGTGGCACCTGTCTCTTATACACATCTGACGCTGCCG